GTGAATCACCCACCTCATTACGGAAACGGAAAGATAGAGTGTATAGACTACATACAAGATTTCTTAAGTGATGAAGAGTTTATAGGATACCTACGTGGGAATATAGCCAAGTATATGCATAGATGGAGATACAAGAATGGAATAGAAGATTTACAGAAAGCACAATGGTATAATAACAGACTCATAAAATTTTATATGGATAGAGTTCTGTCACTGACAAAAGATAAACAATAAAAAAAGCCCCTGTACCAACTAAGGTATAGGGGCTTAATTATTTTAAATGTATGTTATTCTTAAGGGTATTTTTTCCAGTTTAACTCCCAGTGAGGTCCATCTGGAAAGCTCTTCCAGTCACCACCCCAATCAATACTAACCTTAAGTTCTTTTGCGGCCTTCTTCATAGCCTTCTCTATAGGGTCAAAGTCTTCCCATTCCCAAGAGATAGGCCAAGGTGCTATATCAACAGCATGACCTGTTAGGTGTCTTGAGTTCATTGTGGTGCTTTTACCAGTCTTAACAAGCTCTCTTTGCCTATCAATATTTCTAACACCCTCAATTACAGTGAAGTCTCTTTCAGTAATCTCTATCGCTCTTTGTATTACATCCTGTAGATCTGGATTAACACCTGATAGATTTTGTAGACTTCTTTGTCCTAACTCGTATCCCATTATTTCTTTCCTCCGAATATTTTAGTTGCAGATCTTATACCAAAACTTGCGGCTATAACTACACCAAGGGAATATGTGTACCACTGAGGAGCTTGACCTAAAGCAATAAACCCTGCTTCTGCAATATCTCTACCCCAGTCACCACAGAAACTTAAAATAAATGGTCCCGACAAAAGTAGAACTAGATATTCGTCTTTCCATGAGCTTTGTGTAGCTTTCATAGCTTCAAGATCCCAGTCAATTTCTCCTGTAGCAATCTTTAGATCTTTGGTAGCTTTTGCTTTCTGAGCGGCTGTTTTACCTTCGATCCAAGAACCTGCTAGTCCTGCAACTGGTCCAACTATGTTTCCTAATATACCCAACATCAGTTATTACACTGACATTTATCACAACAGTTGCAAGGCATAGCTAGTATTGCACGTAGTACACGATTAAGATAAGACATTACTCTGCTCCACCTTTTTCTTTTAATACAATACCAAAGATACCACCAACTATACCTGCCCATGTTAATATAGGCATAGTAAACAAGATACCTAGTCCTACTCCTGCAAGTGCAAGTGCTAGATATGTTGTAGGCTCTTTAAGTCTTCCAGTAATCCAATCCATAGTTATTTCTCCTATTTAAAAGTAATAGCAACACCAACTGATAGGTCACTATATTTAAAGTCTTTGTCTAAAGATAGCTCTGAGTAAGCAGATAAGTTATCACTTATAGCCATAGTACTCTTGACAGATGCACCAGAGATATTAAAAGAATCTGAACTTGAATATCCCCAGTCTAATGCAGGTCTAATAGAGAGTCTTGAAACATTAGCTGTAACACCAATATCACCTGACCACTTTTTCGTCTTAAGACCATACTCGACTGATGCGTCTGGTTTTATTAGCGACATAATGCTACTTCTCGCAACACCTTCAGCTTGTGCGTAAGCTGATGATAGAGCAATAATAACACCTGCAATAAATAGTTTTCTCATATATTTTATCCTCTTATTTATTTTGACTTGTTTTAGTTTTACTTAAAGCTGTAGCACCCATGAAACCTAGTACTACACCCATCTGTGCTACAAGAAAGGTATTAAGAAAACCCGATGCTGATTCCATTCGAGGTATATTAATAATGGGTGTAAGTAATATTATAACTGTAACTATTGTTGTACCCATAGCTAACCAAGCCATAGTACGTTGTGTATCCATCATCTTGTCTTCATTTTCTAAACGAATCCATCTTTCGTGACGGTCTAATTCTTCATCAGTAATAACACCATCACCATTTGAATCGGCTACGGCATATTTACTATCTACTTGTAATTTTTTAGGTGACATTTTTACCTTTCATTCTTAATACGTGTTCATTATAACTTATGCCTAACTCTTTAGCTCTTTTTACTCTAAGTTTAACTACCATTAAGTCTGGACTTTTCCAAAACTTTTTTACGGCTTTATCCCATAAAAACTTTTTATATGCTAAATCTTTATTGTCAGAAGGTTGCCATATATCAGATAATACTGGCCCACCATTATGTCCTAACATTATACTTCTTCTCCATAAGGATTAAACTTAAAGCACTTAGCTTTTACATAGTGGCCTGTAGTCAGTAAACTTTTTGCCATAGGTATTATTTGTTCTTCACATTGTATTTCTGACTGAAACAAGTGATCTCTTCGTACCATTACATCACATGAAGTAGCGTCTGTAGGTACTGCACAGTATAGTATTATAGCGAGAAACATTAGTTTCCAACCAGAGGGTTATCCAAAGCCTCCTGTAGTCTTGTACCTAATCTCTCTTCTAGTTTAGTCATAGCTTCTTCTATACGACTTTCTGTTTCTCGCATTGTATCTCGTACATCTTTTTCTGTCTCACGATTTAGTGCTTCTACTTCTCGCATAGATGCTATTGTATCTTTTTGTAACTGGTTCATCTCATCAATAGCATTCTGAACTTCGTTACGTATCTTATCTACATGACCTTCTACAGTCATTATATCTTCACGTAGATTGTTTTTAATATCACGAGTGTAGTCTATAGCTTCATCTAGTTTAGTCTGTGTTAAAGTATTCTGAGCTGTTATTGTGTCTACATCTATCTCTTGGATAATCTCTTTCATGTCCATGTAGTCTTTATAGAACTCAAAGCCGCCCCACAGACCACCACCAAGTGCCGAAACGATTGGTACGAGTAGCATGAGTCTGCCACCTTTTATCTTTGCACCTGCTATCTCTACCTCTGCCATACTACACCTTAGTTTTCAAATGAGAGACTTCTTAACTGATTAATCTCTTGCTGTAACTTCATTACTTCTAGTTCTTTTTTCTGTAACTCTAACTCATACAGTCTGTTACAATCTATTCTTGACTTAACTCTTTTACCTAACGGTATTATTATTCTACTGTAAACACCTATATCACCTGTCTTAGTATTATCTGTAGATATAGTTCCACCCTGTATTATGCCTGTAACTCCAAACTCCCACTGTGTAGCTGATCCTATAGCATTACTGCAATCTAATTCTCCTGCCCTAAACTTGTCAGCTTGGTAACTCATACTAGAATTAGGAAGAGATAAACTTAATGAGTTAGACGTTGAGTCTGCTAAACTAAAGTTATAACAACAACAAAGAATTATAATAAGAAGAACTCTCATTGTGTTTTCTTTATCTTACTACATATCCTAGAAGACACTAAAGTAGCTTGTTTATTACTCTTAAATACTTTTGACTCAGTGCATATGTATACAGCTTTATCTAAGTCGTTAGATCTTATGTAAACATCAAATAGTTTTCTTTTATTATGTTTTACCTGTATTACTTTTGAAGTAGAAGCAAAAGGTAAAGGTTTCCAATCATCTGTATAGACTTGTATAGAATAGTACTCTATACCTTCCCTTCTATTGAAGAGCTTCATTTTAGTTACGTGTACACCATCTATGTAAGATGACTTTAATGTCGGATAAGTCGGGGTCATTTCATGTGCGTTACTATGAAGGCTTAAACATGAAAGAAAGGCCAACGCTAATGTTACTTGGCGATACATTCCGCTACTATTAAAGCTGTATAATTACCTGCTGGTAATGCTTTTGTTGACCCATAACTTGCAGTAGATTTTACAGTAAACCATGTAGAACCTGCTAATGTCATATTAAACTCTGTAACATTGTTATATGTAACTTTAGCCGCTTCATAAGCTGACATACCTGCTACACCTACTTGACCTACAATAGTACTTCCTGTCCAAGCTACTGCATCAGTCAGTGTAGGGCTAGATGAAAAGCTGTTAGGATGTGTAAACTTTGTCTTATAATAGTCTGCTTGTGCTACATCAACTCTAATAGAAGCATGAACACCTCCATCAGAAGATTCTGTACTAAGTTTGTAAGGTAATGGATGTCCATAAACACCATTAGTTTCAGTCCATATAGAACACTTAGGTTCTACTACACCATTAATAGGTGAGTCAACTGCCATTGCAGAGGTAGCTGACATTAGTAATGCTATCGTTGCTAATCTCTTAATCATAATATCTCCGATTATTTATCATATTGAGAACGTACTATTGTTCTATGTAGTTTATCTTGTGCTAAATTTCTTAATGCTTTAGTATTATCTTTTATTTCTGCGTCTTTTAATTCTATACTATCTTCGTAAGTACCACCTTCTATAGTTGCACCATAGTAACTATCTAGTGTGCCTGTAGAAGCTAACTGTTGCATCATAGCAAGTTGTTGCATTGGGTTAGCTATTTGTTCTGCCGCTCCAGCTACAGATAAAGCTCTCTCCATCTTTAACTCTTCTTGTTCTTCCTCTTTAGCCTTCTCTTCTTTCTTAGCTTCTTCTTCTTTCTGTTCAGCCTTACGATCTAATTGAAACTTTACCCATTCATCATAATATGGATCATCTATATCAGGTTCATTATCTATTAAGTTGTTATCTAAAAGGTATTTATATAAAGCACTCTCATAGTCTGGACAGCTAGGATCTGCTAACGGTATAAAGCAAGGATCAAATCTGTAGTTATATGCTACAATAACATCACTGAGTGTTGCATCTCCTGTTACGCCTATACTTCCATCACCCCAACGAGTTCCTAAAGAAGGTGTAACAACATCAAATCCTATCTTAGTATTACTAGGTAGTTGATCCCAGTTATCATGTCTTTCGTATATGTTACCTGACCCACTAGCATTCTTATTAACTATAGAAACTGTAGCATCTGCACTTGATTCTTTAGTGATTGTATACTTATGAAAGATTCCCTGTACTTCTAAACCTGCTTCTGGAGGAAGTATTTTTGACATATCCCAAGTATTTACATACTTAGCTACATTATCTGTTCTTCCATATAGTAGCTCAGAGGATAAATAAGAGGGCAAGCAACAGCCCACCAACAGCACCAGCACCTGTAGCTGTACTCTTCGTATCTTCATCCCATTCTTCTTTCTTACCTGTCTTAGCATCAGGTATTAGATGAGGGTTATTGTTCCATGCGTCTTTAGCTGGCTGACCTACAAGACCATCAAATGGACATGGTGTTCCAGCATTCATCATACTTTCAAATACTCTTTTGTCTTGGCAGAGTACAGATACTGCCGCAACCTTCATTCCCATATCATAGAGAACTTTAGCGTTCTTCAGTCTTTCACAGTTCATATCTCTAGTTGTAACACCTGCTGATATACCTAGTATCTGTGTCTGTACTGCACCTGACACACCTACTGTACATAAATCTGAGTTAGAGTTATTAATTGTAGGTGACATAGCTGAAGGTGGAGGTGACTTAACTGTAGTTTCTGATGTTAAATTAGAGTTAACTGTAGAGTTTGTATTACTGTTAGTCTCTATACAGTTAGCATTAGTAGCACTGTCACAACCTTCAGCATATACTTGTTTAGCCATCATTAACATAAAAACTACAAGTATTGCTATTACTGTGTATATAAAAAATGATTTCATAATTT